TATTTCTGTAACCAGTATTGAATTGTTTTTTCTTTTGCAATCTGTGAAAGCGTATTTTCGCTAGTTAAAACTAAACCGAATACAGCTCCATTTTCAAAGAAGTTCTCTTGAAACTCTTTCATTGCATAAAGTGTAGCAATGCTTCGTTGGGCTGCTTCTAAGCGCGAAGCGCCGCGATATATACTCTGGCTATTAAGATCACGAAAGTGAAAGACTTCCTGTTCCTTAAAATCAACCATTCCGTTGTAACGATAACCACGGATAAATGTTTTTACATCAGTTAAAATCTCTACGTTTTGTGCTGGTAAGTGGTACATAAATACACCATCAAAGTGTATGAATACATTACCTTCTAAGATTAAATCTGTAAAGATTGACTGACGAAATTCTTGGGTGCTTTGATAAGGGTTGGGACGAAAGTTCAAAAGTGTGTTTAATGACTTTTGACGAATTCCGGCTACAACGCCTTCATTGATCTTATCTTTTACGTCGTAATCAAGTGAGCCAGCTGCATTAACAAGCATACTGACACTACGATTAACTGACTCTAGTCTCTGGAAAGCTTGACGATATGTTATCTTGCTTTCAGTTGAAATCTGTGTACCTGCTTCTTGAGCGATACGAGTTTGTGCTGGATTAAGTTTTGTAACAATCCAGTCTGTAAATCTTGACATAGTTTTCCCTTAAGTGAACTCTGAGAAAAAACTACCAAAGCTCTTTTTGGGTACAACCATATCCACAGTACCGCCAGTATGTTTTGCACGCTGCGTTTCTATCCAGTGAGCCTGTTTGGGTTCACTGCCAGGGCGGGGAGCTTTACCATAAACACTGTGTAACGCTACATGATGACGATTACAAAGGGTGTAAACTTGGTCATATAACTCTACTCGGTGCTCATCAATAAACTCATCTCGCACAGCTAAAATACCGGCATCTGTTGAAATATCGTAACCTTTAGCTTCAGACCATTTATCTAGGAGTATAGTAACTGAATGTAGGTGATGGAGTTCTAGGTCTGCGGCAGAGCCGCAAACGCAACACTCTGTTTTCTTCTCGTAGGCTGCTTTGGCCCTATCACGAACCCACTTTACAGGGATTCGCTTATTTGTGTTTTTTGCCATTATTTCAAAGTACTCCACAATTACCTAGTATTATAGCAGAACAGCAACAAAAAGTCAATGCACAAATTTTTTGTGGCATTAAACAGTATAGGTGTACAGCGCATAACGAACGGCATCAGCCATGTGACTATAATCATCATGCATAGGGCGTTCACGTTGGAGCCCCTCGCGTTGATCCCAGCGATACTGGTCAAACATCGCTCGAACGTTAGTGCAATGTGGAGCAACCTTTAATCGACCTTGTTGTAGCAAGGTCTGCACATACGCGATGCCTGGTAAGACATCTTTTTTGGCTTTGGTAGTTGAGATGTTGTATAAATAAGCTAGGTCACCTGCAAACTGTGCAGCTGCCGAGTCAATAAACGTGACTTCAACTCCGTGTTTGTTATTAATTTCAGTAAACGACGCAGCATGCTCTGCTGTCGTTTTTTCTGACATTAAGTATTCGTCGACAATATAAAAGCAATCGCGGTTCCAATCGTACACGATAGCGCAATAAGCAGTAGCGTCTCGGTAACCAGGGTCGCATCCAGCAAACGCCTCGCCTTTAATATCTTCTGGAATGTCAATAACATCTGTATCCTGTAATGTGTAAATCTGACCCTCAAATACGGAAAATGAGGCTAAATATTCTTGTTCGAACTCTGACTTTGACATTGATCGACGTGCTTCAGCAACGTCTGATTCAGCCATGCGAGTATTCTCAGTGTAATCAGCTTGTAGGCTGATCCACTCAGGGAAACCGGGATCAAATCCACGATTCCAAAATTGTGAAAACCAATTGTTACGACCACGAGGTGTGGAGATAAAAATAGCTTTTGCTTGTGGCTTATCCAGTGTTGGACGCAGTGCCACATTAAAGGCGGCTTCACCGCCTTCGCCTAGGGCAGCCTCGTCAAATATGATTAAGTCATATGATCGACCAACAGTACTATCAACGGTACTAAGAGAACCCATACGAATGGTAGAACCATTTGAAAGTTCGATAATTTTGTCTTTGAGGTTGTCACGTGCGACTTCGAGGTCGAAGTGTTTGATAAGTTTGCGTTGGAGTTCAAATGAGATCGAGCTTAAGTTATAGTTAGGTGAAATGATTAGCACATTGCTACCAGGAACAAGTGTAACTAGTTGGCCGATGATATTGGCAATATAAGTTTTGCCAAGCCTGCGTGCTAGTGCGGCACAGATAAACCTGTACTTGGGATCGTTGACTGCGTTGATTAGGGCAACTTGTGGGCGATTGATTGTATCGTATACATCTAACAACTTAAGATAGTTTGTTATGGGTAGCTTAATAAACCTCTGTTGAGGGTCGAACTCTTGTATAACGTCGACATTGATATCTGGTCGTGAGACTACTAACATTTTTTATTCATCTTTTATTAATATAAAACCTAAACGATCTCCACATTCACTAGCATAGAATTCGTCTTGCCATACGGGTACAATAGTTTGGGCGGTATGGTTTGCAAAGTCGTCATTGTAACGGAAGTGTACTTCTATTACTTTATCACCAATAACCTCGCAATTAAACCAAGGGTACTTGTCTGCTACTGTTTGCAGTACTGGTGGTAGTTCGAAAGTGTCCTGAACACGAGTCCAGTGCGAAAATCTGTCTAGGCGATGTGGATTGGTTTTAAACCCTTCAACTCCTAGCGTTTGCTTGCCGTAGTTGTAGTCAAAGCTTAGGTGTCTGCCTGAGAACACCTCACACCAAAAATAGCCATCAGGAATCGAGTCGCGGTCCAAGTATTCTATTCGAGCACCAACACCCATCATTTTTAGGTTTATTACGGGGCGTACTATATACTTACCTGGTTTAGGGGCTATTCCCGCTGGGCCGCAGTAGTATCCTAGTCGTTTGGCTAAAATAAGTTTATCTGCACACCAAAGGTCTTCGGGGTTGATTTTGTCGTATACATCCGCATCTCCAATCTGCGGCAACATTAAACACCTTCACCAGTGATTAAACGCTGCACTAGTTGTGAATATTTTGATCCGTCTAGTGCGTCATTGATTTGTACGTTGACTTGTTTTTGTGGGCCTGTGGCTTGTTGCGCTTTGGCTAGCTGAATCTCGCGATCCATTAAGTCCATTGACATTTTATGTGACATTTGGAGTAGTTCAGCAATATCTTTGGTGCTTCCAGTTTGTGATTCTTCTAGTTCCGAGAACTTTTGTTTGATTAGTGCATCCATGGCACGTCGCATCAAAAATCTGTTGTTATATCCTGAATCAAAGAATACTGAATCAATATATGATTTTACTTCACGTTTAGCTAATAAACTAGTTACCACTTCAGGGTCAAGATCAAGTTCTTGAGCTACGGCACGGGCGTCGTTAAGTTGGAGGTAGGCATTTGCTACTTCCAGTGCTTCCGGGGAGATACGTACGGTTTCAGCAGGTAGGTGAGTTGTCATAGAATTGTCCTTTTTATGTGATTATACCAGTTTAGGGGTACTTTAGCAAGTGTGGATTTTGGCACCTTAGGGTGTTTGGAAATTTTCCTGAAATAGGCCGTGTCGGGGGGTCCCGTAGCTATAGGTCAACCATAGTCTAATAACCGCCCCTAGTCTATAGGGATAAACACCTATGTTGTATTTACACACACTTGATTTATTCTAGGTTATTCGTGTATAATAGAATACATGATGACAAGGAACACTATGACTAACACACAAACCCTCGCCCTAGCATACGCTGAAAAATTGGTTGCTTACTACGAAACTAAAACTCGTGAAGCATATGCTGAAATGGTTAACGCACAAAATGCTTTGGCGTACTCTGCTGAATGTGAGGCTACAGAATGAAACAACTAATAGTTGAGGTAGCGCAAGCTACCTTGTTTGTTGCAATAACCTTTTCACCATTGTGGATATGGCTTGCGTTAATGAAACCCTGATGTTATAATATATTTTTTAAAGGAAATGAAAATGAAAACAGTAAACTACACCCCAGAGCAAACTGCTCGCATGGTTGCTGACTATCAAGCTGGCATGACAGTTGAAACCATTGCCGAGACATTCGGCAAAACTGTTCGTTCTGTTGTTGCAAAATTGAGCCGTGAAAAGGTTTATGTTGCTAAGGCATACAAAACAAAATCGGGCGAGACACCAATTAAAAAAGATGTTCACGCTGATTTTATTGGCGAAGCATTGGGCTTGACCGAAGCTGATACAGAATCACTCACTAAAGCAAATAAAATTGCTTTGATGAAAATTGCTGATTTTATCAAGGCTGAAAAGACCTGACAACTAATAGGGGCTTTTGCCCCTATCTTAACTTTCCATGCTATAATAGACTTATGACAAAATTTGAAATTGCTGAAAAATATATGGCTAAACGCTATCCCTCTGTGCCTTACGCTATGCGTGAGGCTAATGATTGCGTTTGGATATCGATGGGACTTGTTGAAATGTATTTGACAATTCGTAATGAAACTGTTGTGAATGTAGAGGTAGATTAAAATGACAGATATTCAAGCACTATATTTTTGCATTGGCTTTGTTGTTTTTGTTGCAATTAAAATTGTACTTTTAAATTGGCTAGATAAATGAATACTTTTGTTTGCTAACAGATTTGAATACTCAGGTATTCAGGTCTGCGCCGCAGCGAAGTAAGCGCTCACTTCGGTTTGCGCCAAAATTATACCATAATTTTGGAGCCCGTGTCAATAGGTGTAAACACCTATGTTGTATTTTTGCACACATGGTTTTTGGGCGGTTTTTTGTGTATAATGGGGACATTAACAGAAAAGGTTTACAGAATGGCTAAAATTAAAAAGGTTTCAATTTATGATATGGATGGGACAATCGTTTGTTCTTTGCATAGATATCGCACTATTGTAGATGAAAATGGTGAGAGAATTGATTTAAATTATTGGAGAGAAAATCAAGATTTAGCCTTGAATGATTCTCTGTTACCATTAGCCGAACAATATAAAGCGGATTTAAAAGATGAATCGTGTTATGTCATTATTGCTACTGCCCGTGTTCTTAATACCCCTGATTATACATTTATTAATCAGATATTGGGCGAACCTGATTATATTATTTCAAGACCTGAGAATTCTAATATCTCTGGCGGTTTATTAAAAATTAATGGTTTGGCTAAATTCTTTAATTTAATTACATTTAAAGATGCTGAATTTACATTTTACGAAGATAATACAAATTATCTAAAAGCGGTTTGTGACAGATTTAATATAAGGGGTGTATATGTACCAAGTAAACAAGGGCATTAATATTGATTATGCCGAGACATTAATTAAAGATTTTTTAGCCGAAGGCTATAATCTTTATGATATTGTAGACATAATGCAAATACCATTAAGACAGATTTTAGATATATTAACTAAGAGAACACATTAATGATTAATTATTTTAATAATCGAGATTATCAAATGGGCTTTGATGCCCGTTCGCTAGGCGAACCTTTGGACAAGGGACAATCGGAGGCTTGGCAAAGGGGCTGGCATGGCTGGGCGGATATTATGGACAAAAGCGAATCGGCACAATCTTATTTTTGAATACTCAGGTTTGCAGAAAAAATTGAATACTCAGGTATTCAATTTTGCGCCAATTATACTAGTATAATTGAGCCCGTGTCAAGTTTTTTCGTATAACTTATTTTTTGTGTGTGATTAAAATACCACACCTATTTTTTAAAATTTATGGTAAGATGCAGGTCTACTAACTGAAAGCACACATGGCTAAAAAGCAATACTTTTGTATTCTGGACACTGAAACGACAATGGGCGACACTGTTGCCGATTTTGCAATGATTATCTGTGATCGTGAGGGTAATATATATAATCAATGCGCTGTTTTAGTTAATGGGCATTATAATACAATGGAATTATTCCACGATAAAAAAGCAAATGATATTTGGGGTTATGAGGGATTAACTAAACGTAAAATGGGTTATATTGCCATGTTAGAAAATGGCATTAGAATGATTGCGTCAGTTAATGCTATTAATAAATGGATTAATCAATCAATCGGCAAATATAATCCTACATTAACTGCTTATAATCTAGCATTTGATTTAAATAAATGCACTAATACTGGAATTGATTTATCAGGGTTTAATAATAAATTCTGTTTATGGCAAGCCTCGGTCGGTAATATCTGCAAAACCAAAAAATATAAACAATTCTGTTTAGATAATCACGGTTTTAATAATGTTACTAAACATGGTAATATGACATTTAAAACAAATGCAGAAATGGTTTGCGGATATATTAATAATAATTTTATTATTGAACCGCATACTGCATTAGAAGATGCTAGAGATTTTGAATTACCTATTCTCACGCACATAATCAAAAAGCGTAATTGGCAAGATAATATTATTCCATATGACTGGAATAAGTTTCAAGTAAGAGATAATTTTAAGGCATAATATGTTAGATAATATAGGTTGGGTTGGTTCTATTATGTTGGCATTTTGCGGATTACCGCAAGCAATAGAATCATATAAAACAAAATCCTCTGAGGGATTAACTTGGGGATTTTTGTTTATGTGGTTTATTGGCGAAGTATTTACAATAATATATGTATTCCCTAAAATGGATTTACCATTATTATTTAATTACTCTGCTAATTTAGTATTTTTATCAATTATTATTTATTATAAAATAAAAAGGAAATGAATACTTTTGTTTCCCATAAAAATTGAATACTCAGGTATTCAATTTTGCGCCAAAATTATAACATAATTTTGGATGCCCCGTCAATAGGGGTAAACCCCTATGTTGTATTTTGGCGAATGTGTACTTTGGTTTTCAAAAATAGTTTGCAAAGGTTGGTGAACTGTGTATAATGTGGCTATGGACAGAAAAAAGCTTTTAAATATATTAAATAATCAGACCTTGATTATTTGGGATAATCTGTGCGAGATTCATCCCCGATTAACTCGCTATAATCCACCGATTATAGAATTAAATGGCAGATTATGGCGTGTTGCGGGATTATCTCACCAAGAATCTAATATAATCGAATTAGGTTATAAATTCTTTGCATATTCTCCCGATTATGCACATAATATGACTAAAGTTATATTACCGCATGAGATAATCCACCAAGCCGATTATAATTTATTCGGATTATCAGAAGCAAAATGTGGTCATGGTAATAATTGGAAAATGTTAATGTTACAATATGGATTATCTCCCGATAAACATCATTCAATGGAAATTACTCGATGATTAATAAAATTTCTTGGGTTGGCACATTATCTAGCATTATCGGTGCATTTATTGTTGCCAGTCAATTATTCTTTTTGGGATATTGTTTCTTTATTATAGGTTCATTATCTTGGTTATTAGTTGGATATTATCGAAAAGATAAATCATTAATAGTTCTTAATGGTACTTTCTTTTTAGCTAATATTCTTGGTTTGTTTAATTCATTTTGAAAGGTATATTATGAAAAGCATTAACTACACCCCTGAGCAAACTCAGAAAATGGTTTCCGATTATCAAAACGGATTATCTGTTGAGATTATCGCAGATAATATGGGTAAAACTGTTCGGAGTATTGTCGCTAAACTTTCTCGTGAAAAGGTTTATATTGCAAAAGAATATAAATCTAAAACTGGAGAAACTCCAGTTAAAAAAGATGCTCACGCAGATGCTATTGGTGCGATATTGAGATTACCCGAAAATGATATTGAATCATTAACTAAAGCAAATAAAAATGCTTTAAAAGTGATTTTCGAAGCATTGGCTAATTCAAAGCCTATATAATGAATAATAGATTATCATATAATATTTAATATCCGATTTTTATTATCGGGAATCTGGGTTAAAATCCCAGTAATCTATTTTCCCCGATTATCTGACATAATCGGTTTTTTATTATCTTTTTGCGAAGTAAGCACTCACTTCGCGGGCGCCAAATTATAGCATATAATTTGAGCCTGTGTCAATAGGTGTTTATACCTATGTTGTTTTTACGCCACTTGGCACGATTCTTGCGCCTTGGGGGCTGGCACGATTCTTGCTTATAATTAAAAATGCATAATTACGGAAAACTGCTCGGTCATTTTGTGACTCCAGCGTTCATTTTGTGACTCTACGGTTTTCTGTAATTATTAATTTTGGCGCACGTTTTGGCGGCGCCAGTGGTAATCCTTTGGGGATTTTTTCCGTTGGTACGTGTGCGCCGATTATACAGTGGTAAACCTTAATGTGTCAAGTAGATTTTTTTAACGGTGCAACCCGCAAAAATTCACAGTTGTTTGATTTTTTCAAATTTTGTATAATATTACATACCGACAAGAAAGGGACTGAGATGACAGAACAGGAATTTTATGCACAAATTCAGGAAGATTATTTCCGCGAATTTGCTGGCACAGAACTATCCGAAATTTTCATCTGTACCGACATACACGACGAATTTTTTGAATTTGACGATGTTCCCTTTTAAGAGTATAATTAATCTTTAAACAGCGCAGAAACCAAAACATAAAGGACATATGATGACTGACAAAACTGTGAATTACACACCTGAGCAAACAGCTCAGCTCGTTGCCAACTACCAAGCTGGCGCTACTGTCGAAACATTGGCAACAATGTTCGGCAAGACCACTCGCTCAGTGGTTGCGAAACTCTCCAGAGAAGGAGTTTACACACCTAAGTCTAAGGCTTCTGGTGTGGCTCGTGTCAAGAAGTCCGAACTTGTTGACGCAATTGCCAACCGAGTTGGTGTTGCTCCAGAGACTTTCGACTCTTTGGAGAAAGCCAATCACGAAGTACTGGAAGCAATCCTCCAAAACTTGCGTTGATTGTGGCAGTTGAGGGTCAAAAAATATTGACTTGATCTTCAACTGTTTTTCAAGTATAATATATATTAGACAGTCGGGAAGGGCTTAATGAATACCAATGCAAGTTGGTGTCCGTCTGCAAATGAATCTCACCTCAAATCTTCAACTTATCAATAGTCTGTTTTGTGAGTAGTCTGATTGCAACGAGTGTCTAATTTTTTACTTGAAGTAGTTATCCAAATCGTGTATAATTACTTATAAATTGATGAATAAGGGTGACAGCGGAAGCGGGATATATCTGCTATACGTCTTAATTGTGGAAAATAAATTACCCGAGCCACAGCCCCCTACAGATTGGGTAAACCAAGACCAGCTCTCCATGGAACTGGATAAGTTTTTAATTGCGACTGAAGGTCTTAAGTTGCAGCCCTTTTATAATCCTCTGATGAGCTGATGTAATTTCAGCGAAACCCAAGACTTCACAGCATGGTCATTGAGACTTCAAACCTCATAACTTGCTGTACCTTAGGGTCAGGACGAAACCCCTAGCGTGTACCACTTGCTGGTGTTAGGAAAGTAGTAGTACTAGGCAGCATGTTCAGCCTATATCCCATGCCGACTCCTCTATGAGTTAGTTAAAAACTAGAAACTGGTTCAGAGTAACAACAAGGTAGGAACTCGGGGAGAAAGAACTCCTTCATTAAATACAGCTATCTTCTAACCAAGAGCAGGCTTAGTTGCCTGTAACGTGAGTATGGACTCTCACTAGCGAGTATATTCGAAGGGCGCTTCAGCTTATACTTAAAGACGTACATCGACCCTAAACCGTAGAGTCGTAAAATATTATTCGGTCGACCCTAAACCGTGGCGGGTCGTTAAAACAATTGAAAAAACGGTCGTTTGGGCAGATTCGTAAACACACTCCCGACCCGCAAGTCGTTAAAGCCTGCACAAGTTAGTCACGGATACTCAGCATACCCAACAATTCTGCTTGCAGTTATTGTAGAGGTTGACAGAGCCGAAACGTGCAACACTCACCTAAACAGCCTCGCGATGGACTCATCACCAAAGGTTGCGTGTAGCGACATGCTACAGTTTAGGGTCAGGTCGTGGTGATTCCCTTAAAAACCCTGCTAGAGTTAAAAAAGACGACGCTGTTGCAACAGCAAATGCTTTCAAAAGCCCCAAGATTCGTTCTGGGGCTTTTGTTTTGCCCGCATTTTTGTGCGCCAACATTGAAGTGCAAAATCTTGACGGTCTGCGCCATTATACAAGTGGTAAACCTTGTTTGTCAAGTGCATTTTCTTCAGTGTCTGACCCTAAACCGTGTCAACTTCATAAGACTTCGACGCCCACAGAAATACACGTAAAAAAGCCTACTTAACGCAAATTAAGTAGGCTTTTGTGTTTTTAAGGCAGATTAACGCAGTTTAGGGTCAAATTTCGGCAAATAAGTGGCTAGTATCTCGAGTTTGATGCAATTTAGGGTCGGCTTGTGCTAATTTGTTCTCGATTAGCTTAAGTACTGTTTTATTTACCTTCTCAAGCGATTCCAGCAATTCTTCATCCACTTGGAGCAGCTCAGCAATACGCTCAATGTGCTCCGATTTTTTAACTGGAACCTCACCACGCTTGTTGACATAGCTTTTCTTGAGGTAGACGCCCAGAGAGCTTAATTTTGCGATTACACTACGTTCTGGTACATCTAGAGTGGTTGCTATGTCTGCTACAGCAACTCCTGATCTATAGTCTGCAATCAATTTGTCTGTTATTTCTTTGGTATACTTCATAAATCCCATGGCATTAAGTTAGCCATATCCTTCTTACTATCTTGTTTGGTTGATGTTGATACTACTTCTTTAAATAAATTATTTGATATTAGTGGTTGAGGAATTGAATCCCAGTTATTGAAATCTAAAATCATATAAGGTGTGCGTAATTCAGGATGTGCTAACCAACATTGTGTTAGTATAGTTTGAGTCAGTTTAGGCAAGTGCCCAATCTCTGTGTCCTGTATTCCTGACAAACTCCAAGTAGATTTAGCAGGCTTTCGTGAGCCTGCAGTCTTACCAGTTTTAGTTGTCAGACCTTGTGTCTGTATTTCAATTAGTCTCTCTGACCCTAAATCGCCAATCATTAACAAATCTTTGGGTTCTAATATCATTGCTGACAGAAGTCTTGGCTCTAGTATATATTGTAATCCACTAGCACTTCTCCAAGCTTCGTAGTCGACACCTCTAATGCGCTTTTGCCCCATTAAGATAAGTGGGGTTAGTGTAGCATAATCAGGCGTTTTAGTCTGTGTTGCTAATAATAAACTGCGTTTAATTCGCGAAAGCATATAAAATGCCCTAGACTTAGGGTCAGGGCAATTTGCTTTAACTGTCTCCAAACAATCTATTGTGTCACCAACCTTGACTAGAGTCCATGAACCATACCATGCTACCAATTGTGGCAGCAACCAGGTGTGGAGGTGGGACAGATTCATTGTATCAGCCCAAGTTTCCCAGGCTTCCACATTCATGCCTTCAGTTCCAGAGAAGTCCAGTGAGTGTATTTCTTGTTTTTTAAATAGCATTTTATATTAGCAGATTTTGTTTTAAATATAGTTCAAGTCGATAAGCAAACAGACTAGTCTTAGATTTTATAGAATTGACCCTAAACAGTATCAAACCACACTAGATTTCCTCGGCTGGGCTCGTCATTACGTGGTTTCGATAATTTAGATCAATTCTTAAAATCAACCTAGTCTCTAACTCTACAAGTTATACTAAATTATAGCACATTTGATAGTGCTAAAGCAAGCGTATTTTTTAGTGTGGAGGTTGTTTGCGTGTTTATGCTAAAAACTATACTAATATTATAACACTTGCGGTAAGGTTTGACAAGTTTTTTTGATTGTTTGCTGCGTGTTTGTGTGAGGCAGAATTTTGCTTTGTTTAGGGACTGCAGCTCGTGGCAAAAATAAACCCGCTTTGGGCGGTTTAGGGTCAGGAATCATTTTGTGTAATCTAATTTTAAGTTTTTTGTAAAAATCAGTTACAAAATTTTACGGCATTAACGCAGTAACTGTTGAGTTTTTTGAAGTATGTTTTGTTGTTGCGGTTTTAAATCAATGTACTTGCAATATTCTAAGGCTGCGAGAATTGCAAGAAAATCTTCTAGCTCTGTAACAAGCTCTTGGTGATTAGTAGTTGTACGCTCTGGGTGCTTGCTATTTTCACCAAACCTACGAATCTTGCTTACCGCTTGAATTACCTCAGCCGCTTCTTCTTGCAGTTTGTCTAGCAACCAGTTAGTTTGTGCTTGCCTAAGAGTTGTAGGCGGTAATAGAGGCTTAGGCACTTCTGCTGCTTGTACTTCTTGAGTTGCGCTTTTAAGTGCTGCGTATGCAGGAATTTGGTAGTTAGGAGTTGTTGCCATCTTCTATATTCTTTACGATTTGGTTATAAACTTGTTTAAAGCAGTCTGCTCGTTGTGTTTCTGCAACTGCTTGATCAAATGTGGTAAACGCTGCAGTAGTAGGCGTGTCTTTGATAAGCCTGCAAGCTTCTAGTAGTATTAAGTTTGTGTAGTGTATAATATCAATCTCACCCTCTTGGCGAATGGCTTGCTGGAGTAGTTGTTCAATGTTCATGTCTGCTTTGTAAATAGTTGTGTAGGTCATTAGCAAAACATCCTGCACACCAGATAAGTGGAACCCAAGCTGGAAAGGTTGTACCTAAGTACCAGCCGTAGATGTAAAGTGCGCAAGCTGTGCCTGTTACCCAAGGCATAATTTTAGTCATATGTATCCCAAGTTATTTTAGTGTTTGTTTGATTTTCGTATGCGGTTACCAAGTCTGCTAATGTCCACACACTCATTGTTTCAACAGTGTCTAGCCAATTACCAAACAAAGCCCAGTCTGTGGAGAGCATCGGCGGCACATTGATCTCGTCACCATAAGGCTCGTCAGGAACGTTGTGTACGTCAATCCTACCACAACTGTAGTGTGTAGTAATTGATTCTGAAGTAAACTGTTCACCTTTAGTGGTAAACATTGTGTTCTCAGTAGCGGTTTTAGTCTGCTTCTGGGTAAGGCCACGTGTTCTGTACCATCCCATGCTGACTGGCCCCATCCAGTTTGTTGTGTAAGTTATCATTTGTAATTTGTTCCAAGTAATCTACTAAAGCTTTTTCAACAAAATCGTTGAAAGTCATATCACATTCATGTGCTTGCTTGAATAAGACAAGCAACTCCGCATCTGAAAAGTCTAGCGGAATCTCTACTCTGTTATCTCTTAATTTAGTCATGTTATACCTCAATGTCTACGTTAGTGCCTTTGTCCAAGTTTAGCCGTAAGTTACGGCTTACTCGTTCTGCTATAATCTGCTCAAATGCTTTCTTTTCTACTCGAGCACGATACTCTTCGTCACCATTGACCCTAAGCCGCATCTGTTGAGCTTGGTAGCTGGCAAGCAATCTGTCCTCAATAGTTATTTTCATAATTGTCCTTTGTAAACAATATTATAACACAAAAACAAAAGGGGACTCAAGCTAATTATTTTTAGCGTTGAATCCCCTTGTGCTTATTTGCTAGGTTTCTTTGGTTTGCGTTTAGGCTTATCAGGATTAGCCTCAGTTTCTGGTACTACAACTTGATCGTTATAACCTGGTTTGTGTGGCATTACACGAGTAGGTACTTCCGTGGGTGGATTAATATGCGTAATTGGTTTGTTAGGATCAGGTTTTGCCATTATGGTTTACTCCCGCTAGGAAAAGGCCAAGCTGCTTTTGCATTTAATGGTGTAGGCTCTAGCTCTGCTGCGGCTTCTTTGTGCCAAATCTTATCACCAATCTTCATATTCCAAGAATCAATGTTGTCTAGCGTATCTGCTTTAGTTGCCGCTTTCCACTGCTCTACCATATCAGGTTTAACAGGTTCTTGATATGGAGGAATTGCCATGTCAACCACAGATTCTTGCCAGCGGTATACTAAATAGCAAGCAACTAAACAAAGCCCAATAATAATTAATAATGTTTCAACTGTCATAATTTAATCCCATAAATTTTCGTAATATTTTCCAAACAACTTGAAGCCTCGACTAATACGACGTTGTTCAACTTCCATGCCTTCGTAATCACACTTGTAAGTATGTTTTGGTCCATGCCCCATTGTAAACATTTTAGGTTTACCCTCGGCATCCCACTCGCAAGGCTCTGAAGTCCAGTCAATAGTTCCACTAGAGTACTTATCTTGCCAAGTGCCGTCGCGTTTGCTTTCAAAGGCAAAGATCATTTCGTCTAGTACATAATCCCACCGCTTAAAGTGATTGCTATCTGTGTCGTGCTCGTTCTCTTTAGGCTCTGCATTAGCACTCCACAAGTGCTTGGGTACGTCTGTGTCCAAAACATTAGGTGCTCCGTGCTTGGTATCTTTTAATTGCTTTAGCATTGGCAAAATAATAAGTGCAAGAGTGTGATCCATGCCCCAAGTATCATGTTTGTCAATGCGAACATAAATTTGACGATTACGTTTTGACTCCGCCCAGTTGCAAAACTTGTTGAGGTTGGAGTCACTACCATCTTTGTTTGAAGCTAACCAAGTGCCAAAGTCATGAACCCAGTCAGGCTTACGCATCATGCCAAACTCGTCAGGCACTTTTTTAGCCCAAAAGCAGAGTGCTTCAGCAATCTGATATGGTCCAACCCATGTTTTATATGGTCCGATTACTACTTTCATAGTGGGTAATTCCTGTTTATGTTAAAAGCTTCAAATTGTTCTAGTGCATTAACTTCATAGTTGTTGGTAGCTGCTACAGCACCTGCTTTGAACGCTTCACGCATCCAGTAGTCAATAATATTGATGTTCTGTGAGTTTTGGGTTGTTGAGTATACCTGACGGCGGTTGCTGCCTTGTTCAGGATAAGCTTCCTCGTAAAACCATTTAATAAATTCGCGATCTGTGTTCATATTAGCGTCCACCTTTGTGTGAGGAGTTAAGATTAAGAAGCAGTGACTTGTCTGTGACTACAATGTAGTTGGACTTAGGCATCGGCACAATAGTGTGCTTGTGTTGTTTGGCTACACGCTCACCGCATGGCAAACAGGTATGCCTGCCCAAACGCCAGCGTTGAGGATTAACGTCACTAGTGCAAATCAAACAATAAAACACGGCTTTCTCCTTAAATCAATAATATAATTATACAGAAGATTTGGCTGTGTGTCAACTCTGATTTTTTCTAATTTGTTTGATTAGTTCTTCGTGCATCTTGCGTACTGTGTTCAAGTACAGCTGAATTGGGGCACGTTGACCAGGTAACCACTCAGGGTTTAGGGTAAGTGCAAGTTCTTCGTCTGGAGTAACTAAAAGAGTTTTTAGTGTACCATCGTGCCATCGCAATTTTTCGTAACGGATACGAACTGTAGGAGTTTCTGTATCCAGATTACCCACAGGAATTTTTATATCTGTAAAACCTTTAGGCCTATTAACAGCTACACGGACGGCTCCTTCCTGTTCTAATCTATCCAATAACCATAATGGTAAATCTATGGGAATAATAGGTTCAAAGTCTTCTGTGTAGAGTACAACTATCATGGTTTTTTCCTTAATGTCCAAGCATTGCCTGCTTTTGGCTCCCATAGGAGCGTGTCCCCAACTTGCCAGCCAGTCATGTCTAGCATTTCGTCTGTAAACTGAATAAAGTAACCTTCGGTGTCTTCTTGTACATCGACAACCCAAGATTTTTGTAATGAGTTATTACTAGGTTCTACCATACGGCTTCCTTATAGATAAGTTTGCGATGCTGAATCCAGCCACGCAAGTTGCCTGACCATAAATCACTGTTAGCACTGACATGACTAACACCTGGTTGCCATGTATCAGGTTCAAACCTGCACATTGAATCAATATCCATAGGGGTAGCTTGATGCTCAATAGGACTGGCATGTACAGGATCATTTTCAATTAGTTGTTCCCAA